TTTGAGAACGGCAAAATTTACGCATTGGACAACACGGTTTACACCGACGACGGCGCCACAATCCGCCGGTTGCGCCGAGCCGTCCATTTGACTAGCGATTTACAACGGCAGTTTTTCGACGAGTTCCAAATCCAATTTCAGCCTGGCGTCGGGCTTCAAACCGGCCAAGGGGACAATCCCCAGGCTATGTTGCGCTGGTCCAATGACGGCGGATCGACTTGGTCCAACGAGCATTGGGTCAGCATTGGCCAAGTAGGCCGGTATCAGAACCGAGCCATTTGGCGCCGGCTGGGCTGGTCTAGGGACCGGATTTTTGAGGTTGCGATCAGCGATCCGGTTAAAACGGTAATTGTGTCGGCAAACTTGAAGGCCAGCGTTGGGGATAACTGATGGTTGCGCCCCTGCCCACATCCAGTTTTGCCACCAACATCCGGTATCCGCAATCACCGTTTCTGGATCCGCAGACGTTGCGGCCAGCTCGAGAGTGGACCATTTGGCTGCAAAACCCGAATCTGGTGTCGCAGACGGTCAATTTTATTATCATCAACGGTGGAACAATTTCCAACGTTGCGATCAACAACTCGACGATCAATTCGTCGACCATTGGTTTGACAACACCGGCGGAAGGCCAGTTTACGAAACTGACGGCGCTCGACGGCATCGGCGGGGGGACGTTTTGAACATCGTAGAATCCATTCCGCATGTTCCCAGCAGGGACCAGATCGACCAACTGCAAGCCGAAATGGTCAAGATGCCCCAGCTGGAACTTCAGACCGAGCATTTCTTTGTGCCTGGCATGTACTGCCGGCGGGTCTATCGGCCGGCGGGAACGTTGATTGTGGGCAAGGTCCACAAACATCCGCATTTCTTTCTATGTGCCAAAGGCGAAATCATTGCCTGGACCGAGACTGGCATGCGGAAACTTCAGGCTGGGGATGTGGTGGAATGCCAGCCAGGCACCAAGCGGGTCACGCTGGCGACCCAAGATTCCATCGGCGTGACGATCCACAAGACCGAAAAAACAGACTTGGACGATATCGAAACCGAATTGGTCGAACCGGATGATACCGCGTTGTTTGATTCGGGGAACAAACTCAAATCAATCGTCGCGGAAATGACGAAATTGGAGCAAACATGACATTCGTTGCAGCAGTTATTGGCGCGGGACTTGGCGCAGCTGTAGGCGGCGCTGGGCTTGTAGGCGGGTTGACCGCATTGGGCGGTGCTGGCATCGGCGCATTGGCCGGCGGCAGCATTGGCGGCGCAATGAACCAAGCCAAGGCAGCCAGACAGGCAGCTGGCGCCCAGCAAGCCGCGGCTGCGGATGCTACAGGGCTTCAGCGCGACATTTTCAACACCATCAGTACCCAACAGGCGCCTTATCGATCTGCCGGCTACGGGGCGCTAAACACGTTGCAGTCAATGTTGCCTGGGGAATATCAGCAGTACGATGCCCAGGGCAATCCGACGACCATGGCCACCGGCACCGGCCAGCTGACGCGGATGTTTACCAATGCAGATTTGAACGCCAATCTGGCGCCCAACTATGAGTTCATGTTGAACCAAGGTCTTGGGGCGACTAGACAAGGCGCGAATGTCGGCGGCGGCGGATCCAATGTGTTGAAATCCGGCATTACTTTTGCCGAAAACTATGCCAAAGGCGCATACCAAGATGCGCTGAACAACTGGCGAGCGCAGCAGGGCGACATCTACAATCGACTGGCTGGCATTGCCGGCATCGGTCAAACCAGCCAAGGTCAGACAAATTTGGCCGGAACCAACTTTGCCAATGCAGCTGGTCAGCTGGGCATTGGGTCCGCGACGGCCTACGGTGCGGGTCAGGTGGGAGCCGCAAACGCTTATGGCAATGCCATAAGCAATTTGGGACAGTGGGGCGCGGCAATTTACGGAATGAAGAAACCCTAAGAGGTAGTTATGCCAGAGTTTTTTTCGTCATTCCCGTCGCTGGATATCAAGCCGCAGCCTCAAATGTCTGCGTCGGACATTATGAACATTGGCCGCACCGGCATTCAGTACCAGAAAGAAAGCCAAGGCAACACCGAACGTTTGGCGTTGCAGGATTTTTTTAGCAACCCTGATAACTTTCAGACGGACGGAACTATTGATCTTGGCAAGGTAACTGCGGCGGTGCCGAAAATTGCTCCTATGACCGGCCGCGATGTCATCAGAAACGTGGCTGAATTGTCACAAGCACAAACCAATGCAACACAAGCCAAACAAAATTTGACTCAAACCCAAAGGGGAATTGTGGGTCAAGTGTTTAACATTCTTGGTAAGGCCGGCATCAATGATCCAAATGCCTATTTTAAGGCATTGGACGACATGGTTAAAACCAATCCTGACAATCCCGATTTGGCAAAATTGGCCGATTCGTACAAAACGATTTGGTCAAAAATGCCCGAGAACACCAATTGGTCACAACTGGCCATAACGGGCGCCCAAACGTTGTTGCCGGTTGCAACTCAAGAGCAACAATTTGCACCGCAAATCGGGACCATCAATACTGGTGCGGGAACGTTCCCGACGCTTATGCAACCGTCGGTTGCCGGTCAGCAACCATCAATTCAAGTTGGCCAGCGACCGATTGCAGTCAATCAGCTGGGACCTGGTCAGCGCTCGGTTGCAACCGGTCGCACTGACCTGAACGGCAATCCGACGGCCTTCGTGTTTGGTCCCAATGGCGAAATGGTGGGCGAAGTGACAATCCAAGGGGGCGTGTCCCCAGGCGCAATGCCTGGCGCCCAAGTACCAGGTCCGCTTGGTACGCCAACAGGCGCTTTGCCACCGACAAACGTTGCTCCGCCGGTCAATGCGCCGTTTCGTATGCCTGGCGAAAGTGCTGCAACATTAGACGCGGCAAACAATCTGCGAATAGCTGCTCGAACCGCCGCGGCAACTGTGCCTAATTTGATAGAGTTCAACAATAAAATTATTGAATTGGCTCCTAACGCTATAACCGGCCAAGGGGCATCAACGCTGGCTAATTATATGGGCGGATATGCCGGAATTCCGTTGTCAAGTGACAATGCCACCAATTTAAACTTGCTTGGCGATTACATGGCTAAAACGCAAGTTCAATTGGCACAAAGCGCGGGACTTGGTAGCGATGCTGGTCGAGCATTAACAGCCGAAACGGTTGGCACTACGTCATGGACTACAAAAGCAATTCAAAGCACGGCCCGTACTAATCGCGCATTAGCTACTGCAACCAAACTTTTTTATGACGGCATCGATAACGAATTTAACCGAACCAAAAACCCGTTTTCACCGCCGGAATTTCAACAGCGATGGAATAAGACTTTGGGAACAGATGGCATCAAGGCAATTCGGCTTTACGATGCCACGTTGAACCGTGACAACGAAGCGATCCGCGAGGTCGTCAACAGCATCGGCGGCAAGGATTCGGCCGAGTACAAAAAGCTGGTTGCCAAGATTGGGAGCATTCTCAAACTGACTGGGGCACAGTGATGGAAGCGTTTGATCTGTCGCAGATTGACGATGCAGTTAACGACGCATTCGGCGCCAAGAAGAAAGCCGCAGTTCCGGTCAGTTCTGGCGATTCGCAATTGTCGCAACGACTGGACCAAGCTCGAGCAGCCTACCGGCAGCAGTACGGCAAAGACATGCCCATTTCGTCTGGTCCTCGCAGCCGCGAGGATCAGCAGCGCCTGTTTGATGCAGCCAAGGCAGGGGCGCCCAACGTATACATGCCGGTCAACCCAGCCAATCAGCCTGGGCGCCAAACGTTTCACCAGAATGCGGTCGACATCCCGACCAGCGTTCCCGAAGATTTTCTCAATCAGTTTGGCATTCACCGGCCGTTGGGCAAGCAGGATCCGGTGCATGCGGTGGCGATGCCGGCCAACAAAGAACCCAGTGCGTCAGATACTTTTGACCCCGAACAGATCAATTCAGCGGTAAACGAAGCGTTTAGCGAACCGGCAAAAGAAACAACCGGCGGCAAAGTTTCAAAAATAGCAAAAGAAACTTTACTAGGAACAGGCAAATTTGCTGGGGGTGTTTTAACTGGCGGAATCGTTGGACTTCCCAAACAAATTTTGCAATCCAACGAAGCTGTTGGCGAATTTGTCGCGCATCCAATTGAAAGCCTAAAAGCGTTGCCGCAGAAAGCTGGCGAGTTTTTTAGTGGTTTGAGCAACATTTTGCCAACACCATCAGAAGTGCCAGGGCAATACGACCCCGAGGCATATAAAAAACTGCAAAATATTCAAACGGTTGGGAAAACGGTTGGCAAAGCAGCGGTTGAACATCCGTTCGAAGCCGGTCAGTTTGTTGGCGAAATGGTTTCCCCTGGTGCATATATGAAAGCGCCAGGAATGGTTACAAAATTTGGCAAAGCAGTTGAAGGTGGTGAAGCCGCAATTCAAGCCGCAAAGGTTCGAGGTCCAAAAACTATGCCTCAGCCGGCGCCAGCAGCGCCGACGGTTCGTGCGTCTGGTGTGGCAGCCGAAGCGCCAGGGGTGCAATTGCGTCAAAACGCACCGGAATTGCAGCAGCGTTATCAAGCTGAACAGCAAGCTGCAAGCCAAGGTCAAGCGCCAATAGAACCAGCGCCAACTGGCACGGCACGGCCAGTGCCGCAGGAAGCGCCGTTTACCGAATTGAAGTATGCCGAATCTGGTGTTCCGTTAAACGAACAGTATGCTCGCGCTCAAACGTTGAACCGCGTTTTGGGTTCCGATCATACGGCCGACTTGGCTGCTATCGAGGGCAAAGGCAAGGAACGGGCAACCAATTACGCAACCTCTAACACGGATACGCCGCAAGGCAATTTCCTTAAAGAACGCTTTGCTGATGAACAAGCAAGATTGGCAGACTTTGCCGAACGCCAAGTAAAAAATACCGGTGGCACAGTAGGACTGGACGAAAGCAGCGTTTACAAACGCGGCAATACAATTTTGAAACCGTTGCAAGATTTGGAAACGCATTTTGACAATGCAACCAAAAAAATCTATGCAGAACGTGATGCAATTGCCAAAGATATTCCGGTCGAAACTCGAAACGTGGCAGACGTTTTGAACGACGAATCTTTGACGTTGGCTAATACCGAGACAATCGGTTTAACCAACATTGCCAAAGCAAGAATGAGACAGCTGGGCATGATGGACAAGGAAGGCAATTTGTTGCCAACCAATGCCAAGACAGCTGAAAACTTTCGTAAATTCTTGAACGAGAATTGGGACCGTAAAAACGCCAACCTTCACAAACAATTGAAGGCCGCGGTAGATGAAGATGTGTTAGCCAATTTGGACACTAATTCGCCGCTTTACAAAGAAGCCCGTGAACTGGTGACTTTACGCAAAAACACATTAGACAATCCTAACGGCATTTCAAAAATTTTGGACGCCGAAGGTCCTAAAGGCATCAACCGCAAAGTTGACATTGAAAAGATCGCGCAAAACATTGTTGACATGCCGGTGGATCAATTTACCCACGTTGTCGACACGTTGAAAAATGTTCCGGCTGAATTGCAACCTCAAGCTGGCGCCGCGTTGTCTGAAATTAAAGCGCAATTTGCCAACCGTATTGCGGAACAAAAAACGCCGCGGCAGTTGACCAAATACATGAACGACAACCGCGAAGTGATGAACAGGTTGTTTACGCCAGACGAAATGGCAAATTTTCGTGATTACCACAATGCCGTTCACATTCTCAAAACGGACACGGGTTACAAAGGCGCAGCTGTTCAAGCAGTCAATCTGGAACAAAAATTGGGCGCAAAAATTGGCGAACATTTTGTTTCTAAAGGCGCAGCACTGGGCGCGGAAGCACTTACGGGTGGAACAACGATGGGCGGCGCAGCATTGGTTACCAATGAATTGTTGAGCAGACGGGCTGCTGGAAAACGAGCAGCACAACTAGCTAAAGCCCAAAAACAAGCGTTTGAAAATACGCAAAGCCGTTTTGTGCCAATTCAAGATTTGGTAAACAAGCCATGACAACAATTAGCGAAGTTGAAACCAAGATCGACGCGCATGTTGATGTTTGCGCGGTCAGGTATGAGGGCATTGAACGTGAGATGCGCGGCGTGAATGCCAGGCTAAAACGCATTGAAGCCATTTTTATAACTTCTGCTGGCGCAATTATTATTTTGTTGGCGCATTTGGCAACCAAATGAGCGAATTGCTTCAAAAGCAGCAACGCTTTACCCGCATGGTTGCAGAGTTGATTCGCAAGGCAACTGATCTAGGCTTTGATGTTACCTTTGGAGACGCGTACCGCGACCCTCGAGTGCATGGCGCACTGGGCGTTAAAATTGGGTACGGACGCGCAAACAGCTGCCACAAACAACGTTTGGCCATCGACTTGAACTTGTTTCGGCAGGGAATGTTTCTTACCACGACCGCCGATCATCAACCGTTGGGCGAATGGTGGGAATCTATTGGCGGCACTTGGGGCGGACGCTTTGACGACGCCAACCACTATTCGTTAGAGCATGAGGGCGTCAAATGAACCCGCTGGAATTGATTGTCGGTCCATTGTTCAAAGTTATCGACAAGATCATTCCAGACCCGCAAGCCAAAGCGCAGATGCAGTTGGAATTGATCCGTTTACAACAATCTGGGGAACTGGCGCAGATGGCCGGCCAGATGGAAATCAACAAGGTTGAGGCGGCAAGCCCCGACCTGTTTCGCGGCGGTTGGCGGCCGTTTATCGGTTGGATTTGTGGCGCCGGTTTGCTGTATCAATTTTTATTGCGGCCGTTGTTAGGTTGGTTTTCCAACATCAAGGGTTGGCCGGTGCCGCCACCGCTTGAAATGGATACGTTGTTAACGTTGCTGCTGGGTATGTTGGGCCTTGGTGCGTATCGAACAGCGGAAAAAGTCAAAGGCGTTGCGTAACATCAACACCGCAAACATAATTGTCTGGTGACGTCTGACACGGTAGTAGTGAAGGCGCAAAAGACTTGCGCCCCACGGCCTCCCGACCGGCCAATCCGGTACGTCACATTGCTCGCATGACCCTTTGCGACCTACCAGAGACAGCACGACGCGTCTCTCCGGTAACCTCAATCAATCCCTTTTCCAAAAGTTTTCGGTAGCGAGGAGTGATAGAGCCATAGCGATACCCAGGCAATAGAGCAAGCACATCATCGGAAATACAGCCAGCAGCGCTAAAGCTTTTAATAGCTTCATAAACAACGGCCTCCAATTCAGTGACGTTAAGGCTAGCAGCCGCGTCGGCGCTAGTCTGGGGATCGTACCGACGGAACATTTTCCAGAACATATGATGTCCCTAAAAATTGGGCAAATCGTCGTCGATGAACTCTGTCGACGAACCGGCCGGCCGAGCAATGTTGCCGTTGGCTGCCTCCCGCGGCCGCGGTTCGTTGATGTAAGCCCAGCCATCCCAGCCGCCTTCCTTCAACGGGACAACGTCAATTTTGAGCATGGGACCGTTCTTGGTGTCGATGACGGATCCAATGCGCTGGTAACGCTTCTTGTCCTGTCCCTGAGCGTTGCGGTAGGTGCCGGTGATGACAGTGATTTCGCTAAGAACTTTAGACACAATTATTCCCCAATGATCTGTTGAAGTTGTTGGACCTTGGCATCGAGTTCGGCCAAGAATTTGATGATTTCGGCTTCCATGACCCCAATGAAATCGTTGTCACGGTACAAACGTTTGACGAACAGCTGGGCTTTGGCCGGCATGCGCGGGTCAAAGCAGACAAAATCGCACCAAGCGCGACCGGTGCATGCCATCTGAAACTGCATCTGGGTGACGTATTTGGCCGGAATGGCACCGGTCAACAGGGTTTCGATCATGGTGGCCGTGTTCGGGCATTTAATCTCGACCAGACCATCGTCGCCGATCAAACCGTCTGGGGAGGCGCCAGCGCCCTCAATGGTCGGGTGCAGGGCAAAGCCCAGTTCGTCGACCAGAACGCCTAGGGCGGCTTCATAGGCAGCCCTAGCGAACGGTTCCTGATCTGTGCCCCATTGCATTGCTGAGTTGGTAAACGATTCGGCCTTTTCGCCGGTGATGCGTTCGACGACCAGCTGGGCCAGGTAGTTGTCTCGACTGGTGCTGTAGCCGGACTTGGTCTTGGCCATCAGATCCGCTACTCGAGAGGCGGTCACTTTGCCCAGGCGAACGGCAAACCATTCGTTGCTGCGTTGTTCAATTTGCATTTTGCTTGTCCTTTTTGGCGCGTTCGATACGGATCTTTTTGGCCGCGATTACTTTGGTCTGGGCGGTCTGGTCACCACCGCATGCTTTGATGGCGTCCTGGTACACCTTGGCCAGTTCCTCACTTGTCGAGGTGGCTTCAATGGCGGACAGGTAATCGGTGATATCGACTGCTGGCGCCGGCGCGGCAGACGGGCGATTGCTAGCGGCATTGCCGTCGTCGTCGACGGGAGCAAGGCCACAAGCGGCCATCAAACTATAACGACGGGCATAGGTCAGAGCCGAGCCATAGCCTTGGGCGTCGTGTTTGGTAGCCGGCACATGCAGCCGGCCGCAAGACATAGTGGCGCCGGATTCGTGAATAAACACGGTTTCCACAATGACGCCGGCGTCGCATTCGTGGACCTGCTGGGTGAGCGCAATGCCGTTGTCGTTTAAGGCGTCGATGACGGCTTCAACGCATGCCGAAAGGTCTGCGTACTTAGACCGAAAGTGCGGGTTGCTCGAGGATTTGAGGGCTGGACCAAAA